GGTAATGACGATTACAGAATACCAGTACCAAGTGAGGAAGAATATATTGTGAAGTTGTCAGAAGTAGGAGGTAGCGTATGACGGATTTGCAAAAGAAAATGGCTGAGAAACTAGGACTATCCCCTGATGACTTCCAGCCGAAAAAAGCCACAAAAGTGGACGAGTTAGAAGCACAGGTGCTATACACTGCACTGATGACCGATACGCTGATTGAGGAGAGTGACGACAATGTATAGAAAAGTCAAGAGGTTGTACGATTTAGGGCTGTACACCGCTGAACAGGTCAAAGATTTTGCTGACAGGGGGAAGATAACCCCTGCACAGTACGAGGAAATCACAGGGGAAAAGTATGAAAGCGAGGTAGTAAAGTGAAATACATAATAATGCTGATGATCGTGATAGGGCTTGCGCTGGCTGATTTTGCCACTGGCTGGATAAAAGCCTATTGCAAGGGCGATGTCCGTTCATCGAAAATGCGCAAGGGTGGTCTAAACAAATTGGCTGAGATAGTCGTCATGGGTGTGGCTATCGGTTCGGAAATCGGCTTTGAGCAGTTAGGCCACTACTATGGGCATAGCGAACTGGCAGGCATTGCAGGAACTATAACTGCACTGGCTGTTTTCGGATATATTTTTGCCATGGAAATAGTTTCTATACTGGAAAACTATGGGGAGATTAACCCACAGGCAAGCTGGATAAACAAAATAGTGGCAAAATTCGGAGTTTTTAAAGACAAGGAGGACTAATTATGGCAATGACATTTGACGAATTTGTGAAGAAATATAAGGGCAAGGGCATTAATTTCGATAAGTTGTACGGTGTACAGTGTTTTGACCTGGCGAATCAGTTCAACCGGGACGTTGTCGGGTGCGGTATGTTCATCGGTCTGCACGCATACATGATTTACACAAATTTCGACAGCCAACCAGTGAAGAAATATTTTACCAAAATTGCGAATACGCCATCATTCGTACCGAAAAAGGGCGACATCGTGGTTTGGGGAAAATCTCTCAATGGCGAAGATGGTCACGTTGCCATAGCCACAGGCGAGGGCAACACAAAATATTTTTACAGCTACGATCAGAACTGGTTAGGCAGAAATGACCCATGCACAAGAACCTATCACAACTATAACCATGTCTTGGGCGTTCTCCGTCCGAAAAATCAGAGCGTTATCAATCCACCCACACTGGAGACGAAAGGCTATAAGAAAGGTGCGAGCACAGACGGGTCGTATGCCCTGAAACAATTGCTAATCCTTGACGGCGCAAAGCTGGACGATAATGCAATCATCGGCAAGGGCACTGTCAGTGCTATCAACAGCCGACTGTCAGCATGGGGATACAGACCGAACGGCATTGCAGGCAAGAAATTCATCAAGAAACTGCGTGAAAAAATCAAAAAAAATAGTCGCATAAAATTCTCATAAAATTCGCACAAATTTAGCCGTCAGAGCGTTTGCCCTGGCGGCTGTTTTACTTTATTATTCGATTTTTTTATCTTTTGCCATATCATTCTCAACGAGTTCTACAATCAAACCGGTTAAACTTTTCCCTTTGCTCTCAGCGTAAGCCTTATATCGCTCTTTGTCGCCAAGCGGCAAGTTAAGCGTAAGTTTATCACGTTTTTCTTTCATATAGCGCATTGTGCGTTCTTTTGATTTTTCATTATACACAAATGTCACCCCCTCATTGTCATTATAGCACATATTCAATTACACGGCTATATGCAAAATGAACAAATACACGGCTATATATTTGTTGATATTTTAATATAAAAGTCATTGACATATACACGGCTATATGCTATAATAATATCAGAAAAGAACGAAAGGGGGCGGTTAAATTGGACAAGAAAATAAAAAAGCTTGTTAAGCTGGTCCAACAACTTAACAAGCTAATGATCGAGATAATCGGCTTGATTGGCTACATCTTGATCATAAAAGATTTACTTAAATAAGTAAATTCGGCAGAAAGGAGAGTTGACCGCTCTCCTAACTGCTTGAATTATACCACAAAAACGAAAGGGTGTCAATATGAAAAATGATATTTTCAAACTTTGTAAAGAGCTGCTCAAGCTTGGCGGATTGATACTTGCAGTAGCGTACCTGGTGTTAAGATAATTCAAGGAGGTAAATAACATGATAGTTACAGTTGAAAACGAGAAAATCAAGGTCAACAGTCCGTACAACAAGAGCTTTGTCGCAGGGGCAAAGCAGATACAGGGTAAGTGGAACGCCCCTTGCTGGGTCTTCCCAGAGGAGAACAAGGAAGCCGTCAAGGCGTTGCTCATCGAATGCTACGGAGAGTGTGGAGAGCTTGGTGCGGTCAGCACTGTCACAGTAGATCTTGACCTCGACACTTATACAGAGGGCTACGAGGACGGAGAAATCAGAGTTGGCTCAATCGTTGTTCTGAAAAGACTCTATCGTGATAGAGAAGTTATTTTCTCTGACAATGCAATGCTTATAAGCGGTGGATTTGCCACTTCGGGCGGCTCTGCCAAAAATCCCAGGATATCAGCTGATGAGGGTACAATCGTTCGTGTTAAGGGTGTGCCTGAAACAATTTACAGTAAGATAAAGGACCATGAGGGCGTTAAGCTCGTATCTGACATAAACGTGGAAAGCTTAAAAGCAGAGCGTGAAAAGCTTCTCAAAAGAATTGCCGAAATAGACGGCTTGCTTGCGCTATGAAAGCGGCAGTCTATATAAGGGTGTCAACGCTGGACCAAGCACGAGAGGGGTACTCCCTCTCTGCTCAGCGAAAGACACTAACAGAATGGTGTGCCACAAGAGGTTATGAGGTATACAATGTATATGCCGACGAGGGCATAAGCGCAAAAGATATTACACACCGCCCAGCGTGTCAAGCTATGCTTGAAGCGGCGTATAACAGTGAATTTGATATCATACTGATATGGGCGTTGAGCCGTTTCACAAGGTCCGTTGCAGATCTTTACGATACATGGGATAAACTACAAAAACATAACATCAGCGTTGTAAGTTGCACAGAGGGGTTCGACACATCTACACCGACGGGGCGTGCGATGATGGGCGTACTTGGTGTTTTCGCCCAAATGGAGAGAGAATTGACGGCTGAAAGGGTTTCATTTGCGCTTGCTGAAAGAGCTTCGCAGGGGAAGCGGACTTGCTCTGATGTGTTAGGCTATGACCTAGACGGAAAGGATAGTCTTACTATCAATGAAGCAGAGGCAGAAGTTGTTCGGTTAATTTTTCAAAAGTTCATTGAGTATCAGTCCTATCTACCTGTAGCTGAGATAGTCAACGCAATGGGGTATCATGGGCGACGAGGAAGTTCATTTAACGCTGAGTCGATAAAGAAAATAGTAACACGCCCTGTTTACATCGGCTATTATAGCTTTAAGGGGCATTTATATCAGGGCGACTATGAGCCGTTGATATCGGAAAAAGATTGGAGACACGCACAACGTATCGTACAGAAGATACGTTGCGGTCGGAGAAAGTATATCAGATAGTATTTCAGCCGTCTCGGAGTGATCTGAGGCGGCTGATTTTATTTTTTATACAATCCGCGCAGAGCGGATATAGTGGCTATTTTTCTTCGACTGCCTTTGCCTTTTTCTGCTGTTTTTGCAGGTTGGTGAGATTATCGCCCCAGCCTATCACTGACTAGCCATACCATGTTGTACCCGATTTTCCTTTAATAGTATTTCTCTTCGCAGTGCCGAATCCGTGACAAATGCGGTCAACGAATTCTGAATCATCTGCCGCATTTTCAGAGCAAAATTTCAGTGTGTGCAAATTTCGTGTCATATTTCGTGTCATATGCTTATCATTTAGGCTAATATTTTATCATTTCTACGCATATTTTAGCATTTTAGAATATAAAGAAAACCGCCTATCTACGCCATTTGACGTAAACAAGCGGTTTTTCGTATGGTGCGGGTGACAGGACTTGAACCTGCACGGTGTTGCCAATAGAACCTAAATCTATCGCGTCTGCCAATTCCGCCACACCCGCATACAAAACAACATTATTATTTTATCATAAACTCCCTACTTTGTCAAGACCTTTTGCTCAAAAAAATGCCCGATGCTCAAAACATCGGACTGATTTTTTTATAATCTCTTAATATTGTCAAGAATTATCAGCTTGTGTGTAAAACCCTCAAGCTTGTTTTTGATATCACCGTTCTTTATAAAAAGGAGTGTTGGCAGTGCTGTAACGTCATATCTCTTCGCAAGATCTGGCTGAGAGGTGATATCACACTTAGCTATGATAGCGGTTTTTCCAAGCTCCTCTGCAGCTTCGTTAAGCCCTGCCTCTGTTCTTTTACAGTGAACACAGGTAGGTGAGTAAAATTCTATAACAAGCGGTTTGTCTGCTGATATCAGCTCGTTGTAATTCTGGTTTGTCAGTTCTGTAAGCAT